TATAATTGGTGCTGCCATTGGTGGTATTGCAGGAGGAGTAAAAGGTGGTGGATTTAAGAATGTTCTAAAAGGTGCGGCTCTAGGAGGACTTGCTGGTCTTGGTGGAGCTGGTTTAGGAATGGCTTTCGGTGCTCCCGGTGGTATGTGGACAACGGCAGCAGGACCATTCAGTGGTTTCGGTTCTGGTTTAAGTAGTTTATTTGGTGGTGCTGGTGGTGGTGCTGGTCTTGTTGGAGGACCTGCTGGTGGTGTGGCTGGTCAATCAGCTTTAATTGATGCGGGTGTTCTTGGAACTGCTGGAGGAGCACCTATGGCAACTGTTGGAGCCGGTACAGCAGGATTAAATCCTTTCGTTGGAGGCTTCGGCTCACAAGCTTTAAGTTCTAGTCCACATACAATGGGAATGTTTGGAGGAGTGCCTCCTCAAGCTGCTTTACAAGGTGCTACTGGTTTGGGAGGAACATCTATAGCTCCTGTTATGCAACAAGCAGCAGGAACAGCTATTAAACCATCTTTAGATTCTTGGTCAGGTGCTCAATTAGGTTTACCTCAGAATGTAATGTCTGAAGCAGTTTCTGAGACAATGGGACCAACTGTATCTCAACCTAATGCATTGCAACGAATGCTTCAAAATATAGGTATAGGGCAGGGAACAGGTACAGAACCAGTTGAGAAAGCAGCAGAAGAAACATGGCTCCAACGTAATAGGTTACCAGTTTCTGCAGGTGTCGTAGGAGCCAGTCTTCTGGCTAATCAACAACCTGATTTTACTGGTACATCCAGTCCTTTTGAAGCTGTAGCAAAAGGCGCGGGAACTGCCAGAGTACGAGGAAGAGGACCTTTTGATGTTCGCGACATAACTGCAGAGCAAGCTTTGGAAGAAGCTACAGGACCGGGAGGTATTGAAGAATTCATAACAGAAGAAGATGTAGAAGATATAGAGGAGCGTACGGGTGGTCTGATATCCTTGTATGGAGGAGGTACTCCAGATATACTAGGAGGAAAGCGTAGTGGTAATCGTATATCATTACTTGGTGGTAGTCAAGGCTATTTTGGACCAACACATCCGGGTTCACAGCCTCCACCTCCCGGTATGACATATGTTCCCGGCCAAACGCCGATGCATGGTCCAGTGTTAAGGAAGGTATCAGACGTTGGTGGTGTATATATAGGAGGAACTGGGCAGGGTCAAGGTGGAATTAACCTTGTAAAAGGAGCAACGATGGGTCCATCTGGTCAAATAAGTTTCCCTGATTGGGAACGTGCGGGAGATACTGGTGCTGCTACTGCTGCGCCTGAAGAAGTTGAGGAAGTAAGTGATATTGAAGTTAGAGAACGTGCTCCCAGAGCCTTCAGGAATCCTGCAGGAGGAACAGGTGAATTGACTGAGCAGCAAATCGTTGACTATATGACTGGTGTAACTCCCGGTGGATTACCTAATCTTCTCAATGCTCCTTTCGGAGGAACTGGTAGTACAGAAGAAGAGATTGCATCACAGTTTATAGGAAGTGCTCGTGGAGGAAATGTCTTTGAGGGACAGGTACATACTACCGGAGATGGCATGTCTGATGACCGTCGCTTCGATATAGTAGAAACTAATCCTACTGGCTTTGGTCCACTTGTAAAAACTGATACAGATGCTGTCATAGCCAGAGATGAGTATGTCTGGCCTGCCGATGCAGTAGCGATGCTTGGCAATGGCAGCAGCAATGCTGGAGCTGATATTCTGGATAATGCTGTAAAGAATATTCGTTATGCTTCAATAGGACATAAAAACCAAGTGAACCAGATAGATGGAAAAAAACAATTAAGGAAGGCACTTACAGCCTAGAATGATTGTATACAAAGCAGAACCACAGTATATTGATGTCTTATGGCCTTACGTAAAACCTCTTTTAAACAAGGCTATTCAAAGAACGATAGGAGAAGTTGGATTAAAAGATGTAAAAGATTGGTTAAAGAAAGAACAACAGCAACTCTGGATAATTGCCGACCCAGATGAGAAGGAAATCATTGGCGCTTTTACAACAGAGATTTATATCTATCCTAATCAGAGACATTTAAGAGGACACCTGTGGGGAACTAAGCCGAATACATTGGATAAGTGGATGGATGTCTGGAGTGAACCTGTTGAAAAGTTCTGCAAGGAACAAAATATAAGTCATATCGAAACTGCTGGAAGAGATGGCTGGACCAGAGCTTTAAAAGATAAAGGATACCAAAAGTACTATACTGTGCTAGTGAAGGAATTAAAGAATGACTAATGCAAAAGAGTTTGTCTCCAAGTTTTCAATGCCTGAAAAGATTGAGCTGTTAAATGAATTATACAGCGAACTCTCAGGTTATGGGACAGAAGGAGATACAGAACTTGCTCATATCAATACGTTAGAAGCTAACATTCTCAAAGCTGTAGGTGGTTCAGGAACTATCAATGAGATAACAGGTTTGCGTGAGTATAAAGGAGGAGGGTCTGCTCCTGCTCCTGTTCCAGCGACACAAACAACGCAGGATATCACACAGACAGCAGAGTTTCCTGAAGAACTTCAACCACATGTAGAGAGAATTACCGGAGAAGCAGAAGCAGAATATGATGTTTCTCGTGACGAAGGATTTCTTCCATTTGGTGGTCCACGTATTGCAGCATTCAGACCGGAACAGTTACAGGCACAGGAACTGGGACGGCAACAGTTTGGTACTGGATTAGCAGGAACAGCTTTAGGAGACCCGACAACTTATTATGACCCAGCCTTGCAAGCGGCATTAGCTGGTCAGCAAACGATTGGTACAGGGCTTGAAACAGCACTAGCTGGTGTTGGAGCAGCTCAGACTGGTATTGGAGCAGGTCTTACTGGTCTTCAGGAAATAACACCTGAACAAATACAAGCGGGTATTAATCCATTTCAGCAGAATGTTATTGACATTGCCAAGAGAGAAGCAGAGCGGGTTGAAGAAGCACAACGGCAACAGAGAGGAGCTGAAGCAGCTGGTGCTGCATCCTTTGGTGGTTCAAGAGCAGGGCTACGTGAAGCAGAAGCAGAAAGAAATCTTACTCAGCAGCTAAGTGATATTCAGGAAAGAGGGCTTCAGCAAGGTTATGACAGAGCCTTTATAAATCTTGAGAATCAAAGACGGAGACAGATTGCTGCTGCACAACCAATAGTTCAAGGAGCTGGTGCGATTGGTCAGATGGCTGGTCAGTTTATGTCCGGTGCTCAACAACAGGCTCTTGGTTCTCAACAGCTAGGACGGCTGGGAGAAAGTGCAGCTGACAGAGCAAGAAGGCAGGTTGCTGGTCTCTCAGGTGTTGGTCAAGTTCAACAAGCTCAACGTCAGTTGGCTCTTGACTTGGCACAACAGCAGTTTGAACAGGAGAAATTCTTCCCGAAAGGTGAACTGCAGGCATATCAATCTATTATTCGTGGTTTCCCAGCGGCACAAGGATTACAACGAGTTACCAGAGAACCAATTATTCAGCCTAGATTGTCTTCTGAAATTCTTAATGCTGGTCTTGCTGGTTTGAATATCTACGGACAGACCGGAGGATTTGGTGCTGGTAAAAGAGGTGGACGGGTAGGTTCATTTGCTGATGGCGGCATTGTCTCTTTACAACAGGCTGGAAGTCTTGAAGAGGCACTTTTTGGACCTATTGAAGAGGAGCCTGATACAGAAGCAGTATTCCAAGCAGAGTTGGACGCCTTAGCTGAAGCAAAAGCAGCAGCTGTACAAAAACAGATACAATTAGCAGCAGCAAGAGAAGGTACATCTACTATATCAGATGCGGAAAGGGCAGCAATGGATGAATGGAGTCCAGCAGAATCAAATCTCTTATCTATTAGACCGCCTGATGAACTACAAACATTAATACAATCTCAGACTATAGGACCTGCTGGGCAGAAATATGCTAAAATGGTAAAAGACTACCAACAACAACAGAAAGATAGACCTGTCTGGGCTGCAGGTTTTGGACCTGCTGCTGCTGAATCTCAGAGGCTCATGGAGGAGGCTAGGAGTGCAAGAGGTGGTTTAGGTGCCTTTCAACAGCCAAGCTTCTTAGAACAGCTTACAGCGGCAGCAAATGCTGCTTCAGGAGGTATTAAGGAAGAGAGAATCAGAAGAGAAGCTCTTGATTATGGACTGGCAAAAGAAGCGGCGGAAGCTGAAGCTGCTATCGAACAACAGAGAATTGAGAATCTTATTAGATTTAAAGAAGTAGGAGGGAAACGTGGAAAGTTTTCTCCTACTGGACAGTCAACACTAGAGATTGCTACAGCTGCTGGAGATAGATTAGATGGTTTTAATGTTGAGGATGATGTCCAGCTAACAGATTTTAGAAATAAAATTAATATTATTTCTAATGCTTTATTTGATAATCCTGACTTTGCAGATAGGAGTTTGTATGAGACAGCTACTAAAGCGTCTGAATTGGTTTCTTTAGCATGGGACCCAAAAACAGACGCATGGGATGTGGATACATTAAATAAAATTACTTTATCAGTACAACATGCGAGGGATGGTGTAGTTGACCCGACAGGAAGAATTCCTCCCTTAGAAGTGATAGAAGACATGGCTGCTAAAGCCCAACATGTACATCCTAATGACCCTGATAAACAATCAGCACTTTTCTTTGGTTTAATGGGACAAGCTCTAAAACGGTTAAGTGTAGAGGAACATGGTGTACCCCCGGGAGCTGAAACTGTTGAAGAAACTGGTGATACAATAGTAGATAAAAGAATAGCTCAACAAAAGGCTCTGGAAGCTAAAAGACAGCTTGCACTAGAGGAACAACGCCAGAGGTCTCGTCCATAATGATTAATTATCAACCTACACCGGGGTTTGATTTTTCAACAGGTCTTCTTACTCCTGATATGTCAAAAAAATGGATTAAAGAAGCTGAAGATATTAGTATTGAACAAGCTCGTATAAGAGGACCAGACCCTGTTACTCGTGGAGAAAAATTACAGTTATTCGGCACTGAGTCTGTCAATGCATTTTTTGATGCTGTTGCCAGAGCAATTCGTGGTACAGCATCTTTAGTTGCTGATGAAGAAAGTATGGAATCTTTACAAAAGCAGATAGTCAGAACTAAAAACTTTTTAGGTGTAAAATCTCCTTATTATGCTGGACAGGATACATTTACTATTACTCGTCCCGGTGCTATAGCTGCAGAAGTAGGAAGTTATGTTATTCCTTATATAGGTCTTAGAAGAGGATTACTACAGGGATTAAAAGGATTTCCAGAATTAGCAAAAAAATATGAGGCACTTTCTCCCGTAAACAAAGTAGCTATAGACGCTGTTAGTTTTGGTCTTTCCGATTTTATTGTTGCTGACCCGACTGACCTTCATACTTTTGGAGATTACTTAGGTGGTCCTACTGCCATTAAACCTGATGACAGTGTAATGGAGAAGAAAGCTAAAGTATTCGCAGAAAGTGTAGTATTTGGTGGTTCTATTTCAGGAGCGACTCATGGTCTTGGTAACCTTTTTAGAGGAAGTAAACCTCCCAAATTTAACACGGAACCTAAATCTCTTACAAAGGGACAAAAAGCTACAGACCCTAATGATGGTGTTGAATATACATGGTTAGGTGCCCAATGGGTAACTCCTACGGGAAAAGTGGCTGCTAAAAAAGTAGGAGAAAGATTAACTTTCTTTACTCTTAATCCGAGAGCAGACTGGGCGGGTGCTCAAAGTGCAGTAGAAGCAGTGGACCTTACTCCCGGTACAAGAGTAACAGCTAAATTTCCTGAATTACCTTACGGAACTGTTCGTAGTTTAGGTCCTAAAAAATATGAATGGAGAAAAGCTGAAGAAGTAGATGTTGCTCCTGAAATGTCCGCACAGGAACTCAGAGATTGGGGATTGTTAGGACCTATGGAAAGGTTAGGAGCAGGAAGGATACGTGAACCTGATAGGTGGGTAGAACTTAAAAAGATAAGAGGAGAATGGAAACCTTTACAAACTGCTAGTCGTGACACACAACAAAAGTTAAATAAAGCACATGGAACTGGTAAAAGAAAAGTAGAGTGGACTCCTACAGGTTGGAGAAATTTGGATACTGGAGCTATTCTTCCAAGAGGTTCTTTTGTAGATGAACTAAATGCTACTTATAGACCTAAAGCAACTGGTAGTAAGATAGTTCCAGAACAGAACTTAGATGCTTCCTTAAAGGATGCTACTGCTCTAAATCAGCCTCCCGGTGTCTTAGGAGGAAAAGAACTAGCTCCTACTGGACCCCTATCAAAGTTCAGAGCTTACGCCCAAAAAGCAGGTGATAAACTAGCCTTGGAACTTGAAGTAATGGGTTTTAAATCTATATCTTCTCTTGATGCCTTGGCTCGTGTATCTCCTTCCTTCCGTCAATTACGCCATATGTTACATGCCTTTGAGGAATCAGAGAATTTAAAAGGTATTGCATGGGGAGACAAGGGTGACTTCTTTGAAGAAATGTCCAAACGTATAGGAAAGTATACTACTTTACGTGATAAAGCATTGGATGAATTAACTGCTGCTATTCCTCGAAGTGCTCTGGTAAGAATCGGTAAGGCTATTCCCGGTGTTCGTATGATGGCGCGGGAAACACGAGAAGGTCTTCCTCAAGATGTACAGCTTCAGATTGTTAGAGCATTGCGTGGAGGAGAAACACCACAAGAGCTAAGTAAAGCTGTTGTAGGAATAAGAACTCTTCTTAATGAGGTAGCGAAGGATGCTAAATTAGCAGAGCTACCTATGAATATCAGAAAGAATTATTTTCCTCGTGTGTGGGAAGTAGAAAAACTTAATACGGCTGCTGGTCGTGCCTTCTTACGGTCAAAGGGAATGAAAGATGAGCAAATAGAAGGATTTATTAAAGAGATTTCAGAAAATAGTGGTGTAGAAGATGCCAGTATGGTAAAAGATTTGTTTGAACGACCACGTAAAGGAGGACCAGCTCCTCGTCCCACTAAAAAGATGAGTAACATTGAGAAGTCTCGTACATTTCTAAAAGATGTTCCTGATAATGAACTTGAACCATTTCTAAATAATAATCTTTTTGATATCCTTACTTCATATACCAGTAATGCTGCCAGACGTATTTCATATGCTGACCTTTTTGGAGCTAAAGAAGGTAAGCTTAGTAATTTGGTACGAAAAGGAATTGAGGAAGCTGCTGCAGCAGGAAGACCAGCAACGCCAAAAGAACTAAATCGTATTTATGATATTGCAGATGCTCTCCAACAAAGAGTAGACCCTGTAAAACATGGTCCTAGTTGGGGGAGAAAAATTAATATTCTTGCTTCTACTTATCAGAATATGAGATTACTTTCATTAGCTACTCTGGCTTCGTTAGCTGAACCATTAGTAGCTTTGGAACGTGCTGGTCCTGCTGCTTTTGCACGAGCTGTTCCTTCTTTAATAAGCACAGCCAGTAGAAGCATGGTACGAACCGCATTTCGTGGAGTATCCAGAAGTGAAGCAGATATCATGGCCCGTGATATTGGTATGGCTTTGGATACAGGTGAGAATAGTATGATACAGCGTCTTACTCAGGGTTTCGGAGGAGAAGTAAACAGAGCCAATACTATTTTCTTTGATTTGACTTTACTCTCTCAATGGACAAAATTGACACGAATATTCTCTGACCAAGTAGGACAAAATCTAATTGAATCCAATATTAAAGCTCTTGCTACCAATCCTAATCTGTCTCGTAATGCACAACAAAGATTTGTTCGACAGTTAAATGATTTAGGCATGGATGCAGATGAAGCTATCGCATGGTACAGACAAGGAAAACCTCAACAGGGTGCTTTCTTTGAAAAAATAAAGACTGGAAGAATTAGATTTATCAATGATGTCATAGTAAATCCTCGTGTAACTAATCGTCCTTATTGGCATTCAGACGCACGTTGGGGGATGATTTCAAATCTTAAAGGTTTCCAGACTGTTTTTGGAAATACTATCATGAAGAGATGGTATAGGAAGTTTGCACCTGAAGCTATGGGAGGAAGAGGGGTACCAGCTACAGAAAAGAATCTTGATAGACTTAATATATTAGCTACAGGTGTAGGAATGATGGCTGTTATTAATGTAGCTTCGGACCTTCGTGATATTGCTAAATATGGTGGTTACGGAAAAAGCCCACGAAAGGAAAAATGGACAGCATGGGATAGGTTCTGGGATAATATTTATCGTAGTGGCTTCTTAGGTTCTTTCCAGTTTGCTGTAGATGCAAAGAGGTCTGCAGAATTTGGTGCCAGTCCTTTAGGAGCTATCTTGGGGCCAACAATGGCACAGGCAGAAAGAGCTTTTGAAAGACCTAATATGACTACCTTGAAACGGGCTATTCCTCTTATAGGACAGTCTCAATTCTTTAGTAACAGGCTGGATGAAATTCTTGAACAACGTAAATCTTTTGAATCTGGAAGAGTTAATTATGATATCCCACAAGAAGTAGAACAGGCTCAAGGCGGATTGATAGGCAGACAATCAGGAGGTCAACTTAAAGAGTCTCCTAATAGTTTAGAAGACGTTAATGTTTCTGAAGAAACTGTTATCAATTCTCCTAAAGAACAATTTCTTTTAGACTATCACAGAAAACATCTTAATGATAAGACGTATGGTTTAGACGAGAATGGTAGGATGGTTACTATAAGAGTGATTGGAGTAACAGGTCCTGATGGAAGAGTTTATAGTATTCCTTCTTTCTGGTCTGTAGGTGGAGAAGGAACGGTTGGAGAGATTCTTTCAGATGAAGATTCAGCAAAGTTAGCGGCGAGAATTGGTTGGGATAAATTTCCTGTTCATGATTCACCTCCCGAACATGATGCAGCAGCTAAAAAAAGACATCATCTTATAGAGCAGGATGCTATAAAAGCTGGAGTTCCTAGTTTTCAAACAGGAGGTACACCAGCAGATAATATTCCTTTACAAGCAATTCAAAAAAGATTAAGTATAGAAGACCCTCAAACTCTTTGGAAGTTTTCTGAACAGGTAAGAGAGATTGAAAGTGGAGGAGGAAGAGCTAATCCTGAATCTTCGGCCAGAGGTTATTATCAGTGGTTAACTGCTAATCCTGACCCTACTTGGAAAAAAGGAAATGCTTTTCAAACAGCTTTGAACAGGATGAAAAAGGTATATAACAGAATGGATGCTCCGTTACCGTCTTGGTATTCTAAAGCAAGAGATGCTTCCTTAGATGAAACTAAAGCAGAGAAATTCATTCTTGATGATATGACTATGGAACAGGAACGCGAATTGTTTTTTGCAAATATAGAAGAATCAACTGGCTCAGATGTTTTGTTGAGAGAGGCGCAGAAAGGAAATATTGAAGCCATAAAAGAACTTTATTCTAAGTACCACCATACTAATATAGATAAAGCTACCCGTGACCGTATGGAAGATATATTTGGTAATTAATAAAAGGAACTTACTATGCCAACAGACCCAACCATGCTCTGGAATGCTATTCTAAGTCTCGCCGCTGGAGGATTTATGTGGTGGATGCGAGGAGTTAGTCAACATATAGCCTATATAAAACGCCGAATGGCTGACACTCGTGAAGAGCTACCTAAAATCTATGCAACCAGAGAAGAGTTGGCTAGAGAGGTTACTGAAATTAAAACTGAGATGCAACGGGATATGGAAAAACTATTAGGGAGATTTGATAAGCTTGAAAATAAATTAGATAGCTTACTAGCTAAATTTGTTACTAGTGTCAGATGATTACTGTCACACCTGAAGCCAATAAACATCTTTCAGGCATATTAAAGAACTCTCCTGAATCTCAGGGAGTTCTTTTGTCTGTCAAGGGAGGAGGATGTTCTGGCTTTTCTTATGTCTGGTCTCTGGCTGAAGAGGAAGACAAAGCAGCAGAAAGAATACCACTGGAAATAGGGACGCTCTTTGTTGACCCCTTAGCGATGATGTTTGTAACAGGTACTACTATTGATTATCGGGAGGATATTATGGGGTCTCTATTGAAGATAGATAATCCTAATGCCAAGTCTATGTGTGGATGTGGAGAAAGCTTCAGCTTCTAATCGAACTTGCATTTGGTAACCAGAGTTTCTACCTCTTCCTTACCAAGAATCTCCATGAAGTGAACAATTCTAGTGCGAAGTTCCTCATGGTTTATTTCTTCCTTATCACTCTTGTTTCCACGCACACGGGATAAGAGTTCTAAAGCTTTGATAGCACTGTTAGTGTTGCCTTGTTGCTTGGCAAATGTATACTGACTTTCTATTTCGTCAATAACATCTACACTGGTTTCCAGTTCGTTGCCAAGTTCTTCGATACGTTCCTGAACCAGTTGGTTCTGAAGTAAACGATACCCTTGGTTGTATGCTGAAGCAGTGGCATAGCCTGCTTCTCTCGCTGCCTCTGTAGCATTGTGATAAATAAGGTAGGCTTGTGCGAACTTTTCCTGCTTCTCGTTTAGTTCAACCATATTCCTATTTCAGCTTTTATAGTTCCTAAATCTTCCAGACTAAAGGTAAAATCATAATTAGTTTCTGGCGTCCATGAGAGCCTCGCAAAGTATCTGTCGTCCTCATATAGGTAATATAGTTCCTCAGTTATGAGTTCGGCAGATGCTACCTCTTGCCAGATAAAGAATAATGCAAAAAATCCTACAACAATCATCAATATAACTACTGCATCAGTCCATAACTCTTTTAATAAGTTCATTTCATGTTCTCTCTATGAACGCCTTTCATCTTCTCAAAGCTTCTCATTCCACCTAGACCCAGTAAGGACAGTGTTAAAGTAAGCAGGCCATCTGTTGGAATAACTGGAATTGGTATAGCATGAGCAGTAACTGTCAATCCCCATATAAAGATAGGTTGGAAAACAAATTGCCAGCCAAGGCCAAAGGCGCATATCCACATGATGGCTGGTCTAGCCCCGGCAACAAAGATAGAAGGATGTTTAGCCTGCTCCATATTAACAGCTATCTGTGCTAGGTTAGCCTTCTGTACCTGTGTCTTTAGTTCATGATTAAGCTTGGCGCGAAGGTCTTTGTCTTCTACAAACTTATCCAAGACATTATCTACGACACCAACTACTGCTTCTGCAATCCCAAATAAAGCCATCTTATCCTCCTACTACTTCGGTATAATGTTTTAACTGTTGTACTGGTGAAGTGTGCCATAACGTGGAGACCAGAGTATTCTCTCCGTGAAAAATAATCTCCATATCAATATCATCCCTGCTGAATAGCTTTTCACAGTCCTGTGCCATTGCCAGTAACTCTCCAGTTGTCCAATGAGGTTTGTGGTCTACACTTACTCTGAGAAATTTTGGTTTTCCTTGGTCATCTTTTTCTTTCTGGAGTTTCTCTGAAGGTGTGTTAAAGGAACAATCATAGCCAAATAAGTGAAACTGTCTGAACCCTAATGTATGCATGATGCCTATACCACGCATGGCTGCACATGTACCGCCTACAATTAGAGTGGCTCCTTCATCCATTCCTAGTGCTTCCTCAACAATCAACTTATTCTCTTTAGGTTGCTTGCCCTGCTCTTCAGGAGTTCTTAGAGCTTCAGAGAAGGCATGCCAACCAACAATCTTATCTGTCTTATTCTTAAGTAGATTGGTAACAGAGGGGTCAGTCATGGATGCCAGCATGAATATCGTATCTTCATGTATGGTCTCAAAAAGAGTCGAGCGTATAATTCCATGCGTACTTGTTCCATCAATAGGGCGCGGGTCAAGAATGACACATGCCCAAGGTTTAAAGCCATTCTTTAAGAGGTTAGGATAGGCATGCTTCACACAAACAATCTTGCAGTTCTCCTCACCTTCATGTTTTATTACGTTATGAAGCTCATCCCAGTTGGTACTCTCACCACCTGAAACCATAATAGCGATGTCCTCATTTCTCTTTGCTCTTCCTACCCACTTATTAATAAGTTTATTATTAGCTATGATATTATCTCTGATGTATTCTTTAGGTACACAATCCTTGGGTTGGACAACAATAGGAACCTGAAATAAATACTGTGGTGGTTGTTCAGCTTTATCATCAATTACTATAACAAGATGGGTAGAGCCTAATTTTTCTTCTTCATGTAGATAAATAGGGTCAGCTGAAGGTAGTATCCATTTACGTTTATCTTTAAAGGTATCACATAAACGATTCACAGCCAGATAATGTTCAGCTTCTTCTTTCTTGTTGTCTAAAGGATGGATAAAATCATCCAAGACAATAACCGGAACATCTTTTAATACTTTATAATCATGCTGCACAGTAGCATCGGAATGTCCACCATCAATGAAAGCAAGGTCAGCGTCTGAAGGATGTATAATTATCTCATCCTGTGGTGTATCTATAATGACAGGATGCTGAAGTGTTTCTTTAGTATCTCCTGCTATCAAGCGGAAGTTAAATGTCTTTCCTTTTTTCTTAAACTTCTCAGCAAAATCCTGTAATCTTTTCCGCACTACTTCCAGTGTGTTGTGGGGCTTACTATTAAATTCAATCTCATCCAGTTGGAGGGTAGCATGCTCAAATAAATCATACCCAACGTAGTTAACGGTATCTTTATTTTCAAAAGCAACCGTTGCCATATGAATTGCCCTTCCGCCATTGAAGGTTCCTGTTTCTACAATGGTTTCCGGTTTGTAAAAACGAACTGCATCCAGTAATTGCCCATATCTCTTGGCACTCAAAGCCATGTCTTCTGAGTATTTTTCTGTGTGCAGCGGTTTCTTTTTACCTTTGAAATGGGTCATGAAGGGGCCTATAGGAGACCGCTCAAATGCCTGTGGACCTTTAGTCATGCTCTTCAGGTCTTTCATATGACCTGTCCAGTCATGGCTTTTCATTCCATGTGCGTTATAGAGAATTAACAATCTCTCAAAAAGAAAACCATCATGCCATTCACGATAGTTTAATACCTCACCGGAAATGTATTGTCCTCTCAGGTCTCCCAGTAAATCCAGTGGAGGGCGATGATTAAGATTAAAGCCGACAAAAGATGTTTCACTGTACTCAAAGTTATGTCGGCCAAGGTAGACCAACTCAGACTTTGCAGGAAGGCATGCAGACATATCCTCATATGTAAATCTTTTATCTGTTATAGTATCAGCATCCAACCAGACAAGCCATCCCGGTGTTCTACTTTCTTCACATAATTCAAATGCGAACTCAGTGAGAGCAAAAACTTTGTGACAGAACTTGACGCAGTCAAGCTTCCAGTTATAGGGCTGCTTACCAGCCAATGTACCATCATACTCTTTATGAATCTCTTTGAATTCTAGCATGTCACTAATCTCATTAAGATAGCGATATGTAATGTTGGGAGATTCTATTGGGTTGTAAGTTTTTAAATCAAAGTCATGATAAAAAGCAGTAAGATGAAGATTTGGACCCCAATGTTCGGCTACTGATTCTACCATCTTCTGTGCATAATTTCTCCAACCATGTTCAGAGAATGAGGTAATAACATTTATCTTAGGCGTCATCTAATTTTTTCCATTTGATAGTATTTTCTCTCCCTAGCATTTCATCCATCTCAAGCAAGCTGTTATACTGTTCCCATTCAGCAGCATAGCTGGCATCCTTAACTCGTTGTGCATTCCATTTGGGATACCACGGTCCTCCTGTAGTAAAATGAACATTCTTTGGGGGAAGTTGTTCTGGTGAATGACCGTCCAACCAATTCCACTCTTCGGGTAGGGTTCCTATCAGCTCACTATGATAAGAGATATGCTTTGTCTCTGCTGAATAGGGACCTTCAGTCTGAGAAATAGGTAAGTCAGCTAACCATCTAAAGTTATGCAACCATAATCCCGGTTTCGTATTGATATCATCAATAGTTAGATTTCTGTGTGCCTCATGAGCACAGTTCCATAAGACAAAGCTTGACCAGTTCTTACGAGAATACTGTGTTTGAATTCTATCATCCATCTTAACTTTTTGTTCAGGGGCGTAATGGTGTTTAACACACCACATAGCAGTGGATGGATTGGAACGGTGAACACTATCAAATACTTCCATAATATCAGAACGTACCAACATGTCACAATCCATGTAGATAGCCAATCCTTGATACATGTTAAGAAATGGAACAAGAAATCTGGTAAAGCTGAACTCAGTTGAAAAAGGTTTTTTATCTATCACATCAACAATGTTATTTTCTTTATCACGTTTCCAACTGCGCCTATACAAGCCCATGTGACGAAGAGAAGATTGAACTAATGGTATTATATTTACAGGTCGGGAAGAAGTTGATAAAATAGAATCAGATAAAACTTTATAAGCTCTATCTTCTCTCTTGTCATATCCTATATAAACAGTTGGAATATTATTCATTGGCTCCTCTAGGAGAGAGGGAGGATTGCTCCTCCCCATCCTTTTTAGTTGATTGGGAGAAGTTTTGCCTTCTCTTTTTCAGGAATATTAATTACAACCTGAATGGATAGAACTCCATCTCGTAATGTAATATCTGAAACATCTGCATGTTCAGAAAGAGAAAAATTCTTTACAAACTTTCTCTCTGCAATTCCCTTATGCAAATACTCTGTCTTGTTATCAGAACTTTGCATGTCTCCTGAGATGGAAAGAATATCTTCTTTCAGTTCTATCGTCAGGTCATCCTTGGAAAAACCAGCAACAGCCATCTCTATTTGATAGCCCTCTTCTGTCTTGATTAAATCATGTGGAGGATATGAAGGTAGTACTCCTCTCATGCGTTCTACATGAGTAAATAGCCTATCGAATCCTATTGAATGACGGAAGAAACTATCCCATACATAGGGCGGAGTATCTTTAAAATTACGTGTTAGAATCATAATACAATCCTTTCCTTCAGTTAGACAAGGAATAAGAGAAAGCCACATAAAGTCTACTTTCTCCTATTACAGGGCGTATTATTGCATATTTTGAAAGGCTTGTCAAGAAAAAAATTATACTCCGCAAGTGTCACCAGAAGCTGAGATAGCACAGATGTCATGAGTTTGTATATTATCCTCAAACTCCTCACCTAGTTTGGTAATGGCTTCCTGATAAGGAACAGGGGTCAATGGTTGACCTCCTCTGCAGCCGTCAGGGAAGCAGGTAAAGCCTCGTAGCCTGTGAGCATACTTGGCAAGTGTCTGAGTGAAGGCTTCGACGCCATCTTCATTGTTCTTTTCTGTACCCCATGATGGAAGATTGATGGTACTGGAAATAGACATATCCACATACTCTTGGACGTTAGCCTGAAAGCTCATACGGCGCTCATAATTCTCAGCTAAATCCAAGGCCGACTCAATCGTGTCAGGAGGTGTATCATATATCTCTATCATTTCCTGTGCTGTACTGTCTACTACATACTGGTAGTGCCATCTCTTGTTCTTCATGTAACGGCGCTTGTAGGCTACTGCAAAGATAGGTTCAATACCTGTGGAAGTACCTCCCAGTATCCCTATAGTGCCTGTAGGAGCTACCGCTCGCACAGCTACAGGACAGGAGATAGAAGTGAAGGCAGAAAACTCCTTTGCAGTTCTGTCCGACTGAGCTTCATAAACTTTCAACCATCTATGAAGTTCAGGAGTGGTCCCATACTTATGACCACGTTGTAGTAGCCATTCATGTAGACCCATCAGACCTAGTCCTAGTCGTCTGTTCTTGACACGTACCTTTGTTATCTTATCATAGGGAAGCTGTGCTCTGAGTGTACCACAAACAAGAAACTTGGTAGCTAACTCTACAACTTCACGTAGTTGATGGAGGTCATCAATACGAGCGAAGTTCAGGCTTCCCAGATTACACACATCTGAATCATCTTCAGAGGTAACTTCTGTACATGCATTTCTTAATGTTTCATTTTCCTGAGCAAAGAAATTAAAAGAGAATCCCGGTTCAGCTGTAGACAAAGCCTGTCTTACATTAGTACGGAAGATATCTCCTACTTCTCCTGTCTGCCAGTAATTCAACAACCACTCTGTATCATAATTAACAGAGATGTTTGTCATGTCCAGAGGTGCAGGAAAGTCGAAGTCATCCTGTTTAACATCGAACAGGCTCTGCCCTGTAGTGCCGACAGGGACATCCTTCCAGTTCTTGATGACCAAGAACTTGTCAATATCATTATGTTTCCAGTTAAGTGAAGCGTAGATAGCAGACCTTCTGGAGCCGCCCTGCATCACACGCCTGCCTATCTCGTTTATCATCATCATCTTTGGTATGGGACCTGAAGCAATTCCTCCTGTTCCCTTAAGGGTCTGGCCTTCTGAACGGTAGACAGAGTAATCAACTCCTATCCCACCGCCTGTCATCAGACAGCTCTCTGATTTCCAACTAAGGTCAGCCCAGTCTTCTCGTGTATCTTCTTCTGCTTTCAACAGATAACAATTGTTAAAGAATTTCTTTTCCCTTCCTGCATAGTAAAGATATCTACCACCGGGAATAAAACGCAGGTTTGAAATATGGTCAGCCAGTGCGACCTTCTCATCGTTTGTCATTTTGTTCTGACATACATCCTCTACCAAGGTGCATGCCAGCTCATGAAAGGTCTCTGCTCCTTCATGAGAATATTTATTATAGAATATATCTTCGGAAAACTTCGACCTGAACTGTGGATTTCTGGCTGATTTAAACATCTTCTCCCCCATATTCTAATTCTATACACAAGTTAATGTAGTGCCGTGCCTTCAACAAATCTTGTAGTCCTTCACCTTTTATCCGATGTCTGGTAATATACTTAACTGCATTACCTTCACACCAGCTAAGGTTGTTAGCTATGATATATTCTGTAGGTTGTATCGCGCAATTCTTATAGTGGTCTCCTCCTACTTGTTGTTCTGAAGCTTTCTTTTTTCCCATTACATCCTCTCACTTTGTAAAAGTTTGTTTAATCTGTGACGAATAAAAGTTTTCTCTTTGGAATGAATAACCTTATATGCAAAGTTCCTCATATGTTTATAATCAAGGTCAGCCATATCACATATCTCTGAGAAGTTTGCTGCCGTTACTCCTATGGAAGCAGTGAACCATCCAATAGCTCTCTCTCTGTGGTAGATAGCCTGCTTTGATTCATTGTCTACCTCCGGTTTAGTTGCATCCAGCAGCGCCTGAAAGATAACAGCCAAAAAGAGGGAGCGTTCAGGATAATCTACTTGATGATAGTCCTGCAATAAATTCAATAGTTCTCTTTTTAGCTTATTCATTTATCTTATGTAAGTTGACAAAGTATTCTGCATCCACAACCACGAGTGGATTTCTTCTGTTCTTCTTGATAACGACAAGCGGTTCAAATTTACCAGCATTGGTTTCTGCCTGTTCATATGCTGACCAGATGTTTAATTTCTCTTGGTTCTTGCATTCAATAGAATAAGGGAACAAGCGGCGAGCGGCTCTTGCCATCATGATATCCTCACCCCCTGCTCCCATACTCCTGCTTTCCAAGTCAGCATTATTTATATTGAGAGAAGTTATTAACAAATCCCTAAACCACTGCTGTAATCTCCTTCCTTTACTCTTTGCACTTTGGACCTTCATAGTTCAGGAACATTAGGTTCTCGTAGTACCTGTGTAAAAAATCTTGGACCATTAGCATAGTCAAAAGTACGGATACCTCTTCCACCATTGGCATCAGCCCAACATCCAAACTTGTAAGGACAGAAGACACAACCAATAGCAAGCTTACGATTACCAGAAGTACCCTCCGGTATGTCTGCATAGCAACGAGGAGGAAGATGGTTATCATCAAGATAGGTTCTTAAGTTATCTATCTTGGTGGATGCATCTTCCATCTCAAGGTCATGAAGAAAAGATAAAGCCAGAGTTCCTCGTTGTTTATCTATAGCAAAGAAGGCTGCTTCCTTATCCCCTTCTGCCTGAGCATAGGCAGAGAGTTGACCTATGTAACCAAAAGGGTCATCACTTGCAAGACTTCCATTCTCGAATTTCTTGAAGGCATAAGAAGAAGTACTCTTGATATCTACAGTCACTCCGTCAATACGACAATCTTTATGACCTACTACACCATTAAGAATAACTTCCTTCTGTTCATCCTGAACTTTATGCCCTGCTATTGTACTTAGTAAGATTAAGAGTTCTTCAAGAATGTTACCATAAAGAAACTTAATCTGAGTAGGACCGGAAGGGTCAACCGTTTCTTTGTAACCTTTAACATCATAGAATACCTGACGGGCTGGCCTTCCTATCTGTGACAAGCGCAGCTTTCTCCTATCTTTCTCACTCCTTTCTTCATAGATTCTACCCAAGACATGCTGCTTAACCCTCTCTGCAAACTGAGCAGCAGCTTTCTCGATAGCTTTGGTTGGTTTTTTTGTTGGAGGTTTATCAATAAATAACTTATAGATATCCTCTATCAGAGTGAATATACTTTTCATAAGAAAGGCGGGGGTTAGAACGGCTAAGAACTAACCCCCTACTCGCTCTAGTTAGAGGGGAATGGGATTTCGTCGTCTGAAACGAAACCACCGGCTACTACATCCAACTCGTCATCAGCAGATGAGCTGGGTGTATACTGTTTTTGTTCAACAACCTGAATAGTTTTCAGGTATACAGTACGTCCACCAGCAGCAAGCTTATGGTCGCTGGCTTCATATACAACATTAACTTTAGAACCATTTCCTAACCACTCATTGCTATCAGGATGCAACTCATTCTTGTCAGCATCCACAAATCGTGGTGCTTGATTAGGAGTACCATCTTTCCTAGCAACAGCCTGCGTGAAAGTCATAAAGTTTCCACGAACATCCTGCGGGTCAGCTCCTTTGGTATTAAGACCTTCGGCTTTATTCTTCACACGATGGTCTACTCTATCGGTCTTAAGAATTTTCATAGCCTTGGCATCTAAGTTACCAATATCAATCGTCCACTTCAACGGCTCTTCTGAGTTAAAACGGTGTGGTACGACACATTTATTCCAGTAAACAGTTCCAGTAATTACGGACATATTGTCTCCTTTTCATTTCTCTTCATTGAAAGGGCAGTATGACATACTTTAAAAGCTATGTCAAGCACTTTTTAAAACCCTCTTTCGGTACATTCATCATGTATTTGTCTCCACTTCATACCCATACTATAATGCGCTGCCTTTGAGATATTCAAATCCTCTTGAAGAATCTGGTGAATTCCCAACCGTTTGATTCTCTTTCCCAGCTTGGTGAATTGTTTATTCTCTTCAGCAACCATTGCAAAGTATATAATAGTCATTGTATCCCAGAATGATTCTCTATCCTCCTTGTCTAGGTCAGCAGATAAATCTTCAATGTACTGTACTACGTTTGCATAACATTTGTTTGATGTTCTGTCATATATCTCCACAAATTTGTTATAGATTACATCGGCTCCGTATTTGTCAGACAGTCTTTTCAAAGCTTGAAAGTAAGTCTTGTCATGAGGAGCTTGAGCGTTCCCATTCTTCTTCAGGTATACACACCAGCTATCAAACTTCCCCTTGGAGAAGTAGATACGAGTGCCGTATGGAGAAACGCAGGAACGTATCTCGCTCAATGTGTTTCCGCCCATGTCTCACCTACCTTGAATTCACTGTCGAGTGGACAGTTAAGTTGTAGTATTTCTTGGGCCTCCTTTATGGCTATGTTGGTTAATCTTCCGAACTCATCGGTATCACCTTTAGCTACTTCAAACTGGTACTCATCATGAATGGAGGCTACTAACTTTACATCCATCCCTGACCTATGTACCTTCTTCATCAGAGATACGAGCCAGACTTTACATATAATGGCTCCAGCACCCTGTATAAGCAGGTTCAGAGAGGCATGAGGGCTTCTTACCATGAACAGCCTACCATCCAGTCCTCTAATCTTTCCCTGCTCTCCAGCTTCCTGTACTTGGCTCCTGAGCCGTCTTAGATTAGGAACATTGTCAAGAAACCTGTCTATTAATCTTTGTCCTATGACAGCATCTCCTCCGACTATCTTTCCTATCTTGGCTGCGCCTGCCCCGTACAAAAATGCGTAGATGAAAGTTTTTGCTTGGTCACGGTTACCCAGTCCAGCCATCTTCTGATTGGCTGTATGAATATCACCATCAATTACTTCCTTGGTGAAGTCATCATCCTCAATGTAATGTGCCAATGCTCTCAGTTCAAGGCCACTAGCATCTGTACCTACCAGAGAGTGGGTCTCAGGATTGCTGACAGTCCAGCACGTTCTACACTCCTTCCCATATGGAGAGTAGCCAGCTGGCACTTGCGCCATGTTAGGAGAGCTGTGTGCCATACGTGCTGTAATGGTTTTCAATGTCATCACTCTGCCATGTACGCGCCCATCTATGCAGGCTTCCAGCCATGAACGCAGCTGAGACACTCTCTTTTGCAGAAGAAGGTAATGACTAATCTGTTGAGCTTCCGGTAAATCTATTTCAGATAGTACCTTCTCATCTATAATTACGTTACCTTTCTCTGTTGTCTGCTTTGGTTCCCATCCACGTTCCATCAGTCGTGAAGCTATCTGTTTGCGTGAAGCAGGATTAAAGATTTCCACATGGTCCTTTAATCGTTTACCTGTTTTCTCTGAGACTCTTTCATGAACTACTGGTTTGAATACTTCCTGCAGGTCTCGTTCAATCTGGTCAGCCTCATCTTCCAGTTTAGCCATGAACGCTGTAGTGTAAGGTACATCCAAGGCAAATCCGGTTGCTTCCTGTTGGTCAAGAATCGCGCGTACGTTGTGCTCAAGACGGATGGAGTCATTTGAAAATCCTTTCCCTTCAGTTTGTAGATGGTGCATTAGTTTACTTGTTAACTCCACATCTCTCTTACAATAGAGAAGCATCTCTCCATTGAACTTCTGAAAGTCTGGCTGCTCACCTTTGGAGAAATCCAGACGTTCCCCCCATGCAGCCAGTGAATGACCATCTGGCCGAATGGGATTAAAGAGTTGAGATAGTATCAGTGTGTCTATGACATCTGATACTTTTATTCTTGTTCCCAGAAGCTTGTTCAAGACAGGAGCATCAAAGGACACACCATTATGCATGATAAGTTTATCAGTAGTGGGAAGCCATCTGGGAAACAAGGATGAACATTGATGTCCTTGAAAGTCATGTACTTCCCCTGTCTGATAGTTACGTGCAACGATGCAGTGTACCTTCGATACGTCAGGTAACAGACCATCTGTTTCTACGTCAACTATCCACGGCATTGTCTGTCTCATCTGGTGTAAAGGGATTGGAAACTTCTGATAATCTTCCTGACTCCCTGTTGTAGAACAGGTAAGTTCCTATTCCTGTTTCACCTGTGTATCGGTTCTTCAGTATTCGCACTGCTGTAGTGTGTGCTTCCACTGGGTCATCTGCCTGTTGATTTCTTTCCAAGGCAATGACGGCGTCCGACAAATGTGCAATGCTCTGGGACCCGCGCAGATGACTTAAGGACACCTCGCGACCTTCCTCATGCCCCCTGTCTGCCGTGGTACGGCGTAGGTGAGACACAAGCAACAGTCCTATCTGTGTTTCTTCTACCAGTGAACGCATCTTGGTCATCAGGATATCTATACTTCTCCTTTCATCTACATCTTCCTGACCTGAAACCAGAATTGATAAATGGTCTAACACAATCCACTTGCACTCAAGAGCTTTTGCCATGTAGCGTATGCGATTCATTATCTCATTGTTGGAGATAGAACCAAAATGGTCAAAGGCAAAGAACCTTCCAGTTCCTATGGTTTTCTTTTCCCATTCATGCAGTTGTTCACGAGTGAACTTCTCTCTGATTTCTGAGATATACAATCTCTCTTCTGCTTCAACTGACATGAGATTGAATGCTGTGTTCTTTGTACTCTCTTCCAAAGCGAGTATGCCTATGTTATCCTTGGAGTTGAGCATGATATGGTGCATCAGTTCTCTTATGACGGAACTTTTTCCCATTCCAGCACCGCTGGTAAAAGTTATAAGTTCTCCGGTCCTCATTCCATAAAGTTTATCATTAAGACCAGTCCAAGGATACGTTACAGTCTCACAGTAGTTCTCATCGTAGAGAGCATCTCCAAGACTGTTGAGATTGATGATACCAGCTGGTGTGTAAGGTACTGCTGCCCACCACAGACGTACAAACTCCTCACGCTTCCCAGCTACCAAGTATTCATTGGCATCCTTGAAGTCCTTCATGTTTACTATCCGACACTTGTGAGGCTGAAAAAGTTCCGCTACCTTGGTGGTAGCCTGCTTGCCAGCCTTGTCATTGTCGAAGCAAAGAACAATTGTTTCAAAGGAATCAAGATACTCCAAGTTGTCCTTGCAATCCCGCACTGCGGAAGCAGCGGATTTTACAGAGACAGAAGGCCACTTGGAACCAAACATCTGAAAGACAGACAAGGCATCCAACTCACCTTCACATACAGTTATGTATTTACCTTTAGGAGAAAAACTATTCTGACCGAACAGAGTTCCTCTTGATATACTTCCTTCTACTAAGAAGCTTTTGTTTGATGTTAATCTAACTTTGTTAGAGACATGGTTCCCTTCTGAATCATAGTAAGGGTATATATGTTTATAGATAAAGTTATTCTCTTTTTCTACCTGTACACTATAAGCTTTACAAGTAGCTGCTTTTAAAGCTCTATCTTTTATATCAGAATAAGAACCTTTAGAAAAAGTATTTGATATAACTCCTTTGATAGGAGATACAGTTTGTGCTGCTGCCATATAATTACTTCCTTCCGGTTGAGTAAAAGTTTCACAAACAAAACAGTATTGATGACCATCAGACCATAAAGAATTCCCATCAGAGGAATTACAATTAGGACATGGTACATGCTTAACAAAAGTTGACTCTTCAGATTTCACTCATACTACTCCATATGTTCCAGTTGCAGCCTCAAGAATATATAAAACATAGGCCACTACTAATCCTGCCAGTGACCACCACAGAATACTTTTAAGAACGCTGGATAATGTATATATCTTCCGCCTCTGATTTTTCCAAAGCATAGACTAATCCTTTCCGCATGTCAAGTTCTTTTTTAGCATCTGTTCTTTTCTCAAAGGTTTCAACAAGACGCCTCTTTCCTTTCTTAGGTTGGTGGATAAGTTTCCATCTTCCTTTCATCTGCTTCTCCTATTGAAATGTAAATTTAACTAACTCAGTCGGTAACATTACCGCTAGTGAGCAGGATGTATTAAATCCTATACTATTTGCCATTTGGATAGTTGGATTGTAGACTAACAAGTAATTCTGAAACTCCTTTCTCTTTGTCAGTTTTATATAATTTCCCATACCTTTTTCTATCCCCTCAAAATCATCCAGACATATAACAGTTTTACTTAAGTCTATCAAATCAATGAACATATCCATGTCCTTGTCTTCACTTAATCTACCATCTAAATTAACGAAGTCAAAGGGAGGGGAGCCTGCTTCCTTCAGGGAACGTAACATTTCAGTACTTGTTTTCTTCTTATACTGAATAAGCTCACAGCTGTAAGGATTTTGCCAGAGAATTTCTATATCATTCTCTCTATCGCAGGTATGTAACGGAACTTTATCATTCAACCTACCGGAGTCATAAATTCCTGCTGCCATAGAGACAGTGGACTTACCGATGTAAGTACCAATCTCCATGATGCGGTCAGGCTGAAAGTATCTCACCATATTATACAAGGCCCATCCAGTCAGAGGTTGGATGGAACCTGTCTTCTCATCTACAAGTTGTTCTCGACTTTCTGCTCTATCAAAATGTAGATTAAACAAAGTTGTAAGGTTACCATGACGAGCACCTTGCTCCTCAAATATTCTACGCCAGAATATTTCAGAGAATAATTCCTGACTTATGTTAAAGTTATTCATGTTCATCTTCCCATTCTTGTCTAATGATTTCGTTAATAAACCCTTCCTTGTCTGCCATGATTTCGTCAGTTTCTTTACGAGCCAGCCGCCTAGCTTCCTTGAGAGAGTATCCTTCTCGCTGATACTCCCGTACTAATGCACGATGCCAAGTCTTTCTGTCTCGTTCCCATAAGTTTTTAGACATAGTCTTTCTCTTTCTTGATTAGTTGAGTGACATGTGTCACCCAACTTAAGATGGATATTTAGTATTGATAAACAAGACATCCATTAAATGGCTTCGCATGTTTACCAGTTCTTTTTCTATCTTTACCAACACATCTAGTTGTTCTACTGGAGGAAGAATCTTGTAATCTTCTTCCGGTGTTACAAATAGATGTTGCCAACCTTCTCCTTCAACTGTTTCAACTTCTTCTCCAATGGTAAAATATTTACGTTGTGTCAATGAATACTCACTCATGATGCTACCTTTCTCCATAGCGTTGTGTTACTTCCATCTGCACCCCACACATCTGAGACCCAGTCTCCTGTTCTAAGATAGTGGTTCATCTCTTTGATGTAAGCTTTTGCATCTGTTTGTTTTCTTGATGCTATTGCTTTCTCATCAGGAGATGCCTTGTAACTTCGGGCTATCTTTCCATATGCAGTTGCTTCTGCTCTCTGATAGGCAATCCATTCGGCTACCGTATCAGGATGGATAGGATGGTCCTTTGGTTTCAAAGGTATCTTATACTCAGTGGTCTTTTGGATACTCACCTTCTTCTTTTTGGAAGGAAGCCTTACGTTGCGAGATTGTTTTCTCGACTTGTGGCGTTTCAAAAAGGTCGGGATGACTAACCCGTCCTCCGCCTGTTTCTCTTGCGATGTCTTCATGGTTTAATTCGCTCCAATAAATTTCCAGTACTTCTGCTTTCTCTGTTGCGCTGAACCGATGGTATTCACCAGCTGGTACAATACACATCTCGTTCTTATGTAGAATAGTTTTGTCAATCATTCCATTCTTCCATCTACTTACTTCCAGCTTACCTGACAGAACATAGAAAGCATTCTGCTTTGACTGGTGTTTATGTTTGGAACAAAAGCCGCCCTCTTCTACAGTGATGCGGTGAATTTCTATCGCTCCTGTCTGGAGTAATGGACGGGTAATTCCCCACACCTTACCATCAGTTTGCATTATCTTCTCCTATGTTATTAGTCATTCAATCTGCTTCTCGCCAGAGTTTCAAGCAACTCTTCTGCGTGTTTCAGCTGCCCTTTCCACATTTCTATTTCACTGTCTTTTTGTTTTAACAGCTCCTTCAAGGTAAAGATAGTATCTTCTGCCTCTCTCAAACGTACATAATTTTCGTTGTTCATTAGTATTTCCTTTTACCAGACATTGCAGGTAATCTTGTTGTCCACCCATTAGTTGTTAAAGGTGCCTGACCTATATGTACTTCAGAGGTAGTTTCTATCCAGACCTCTGCTCCACATTTTAAAGGTTGGTCCGGTGAATATACTATATCACAGGCCCCATCTATATGCACCCAATGTCCGTAAGTGTTTGATTTATAATCCTTAACTGTAATCACAGGGTCTCTGGTCCCGTGCTTGCGGTTACGTTTAATGTGATGTTGGTTGACGTGGATACGTTTAAGCATTCTTTTGTTCCTCTTTAAAGATATAACCTGCTCCACATCTGGTGCATCTGAAGCTGCCATCTTCGTATACAAAGAAGTGTGCGTGCATCAGTTCCCAGTTGGAACAGTTCTCACATACCATTGGGTATGGTTCTTCTGTCTCTGGTAATCTAACTACATCACCCATATTAGTACCTCTTTACTTTCTCTACTATTGTATCTACTCCATTGTCTGGTGTGTAGCATAGTAAACAATCCTTACACTTCTGTCCAGTACAATTTTGTAATTCCACGTACTCATGTGCAAGAACATTATTGAATGTGCGGTCAAAGTGTTTTGGAGGTTTGCTCAGAATTGTACCTACCTTCTTGTTGGAATAGATAAGGATAAGATTGGCAGGCTTCTCACGCTGGTCGAAGAATGGCCTAATGATGTCCGTTCTCTTCGTCCAGAGAGCGAAGATGCAGTGCGGGTTGTGCTCTGCAATCCTGCAATAGTTCTCTATGTGATTGAATTTAGGATACTTTATTCCATCCACGGTTTCAGTTATCAGCTCACCATGAGCATCAAATCTATAGTATAATTCTAGGATGGTGGGTAACTCATGTGATTCCAGTACCCTCACAGGAAACAGGTCACTGTTCCTCTGCAATGCAGGTGCAGTATTCTTACGAAAACCCTTGAGCATATCATATGAGTAACATACCCCACAGATATCCACTACTTCACCTGCTTCTTTGTTACGCTTCTTACCACGTATGTAGTTATCATGACAGAATTTATTGGTAAGCGTATTCACACTGACAGACTTAAACAATTCCAACTTGCCTGTCAAGTAAGTCTCATGCACTAATTGCATGGCTAGTTCTCCTTATGTTACAGCCAGTAACACTAAAAATACAACAAGACCAATCATTATGTACTCAGCTTTCATCCTCATCCTCCTCTTCCTGTCCATGTTTCCAGTACATCTCTTCTTCCCAGTCATGGGTCAACTCTTCCAGCTTCTCAAACATCTCATAGCTGTCTGATGTCTCTGCTTCGGTAGCTATCCATTTCATTCTAAGTCTACGAACTTCTTCATACGTAAGCTCCGTCTTTTCTATTGTCTCAATAGCATACTCAAGTAGGGCATCATCTCGTATCCTACTCCACAATTGTATGCTTTCAAGTACATCGTCTAGTCTCTTAGACATTACTCTTCCTTTCTATTTCAGCTGCTACTTCTTCTAAGTGTATCAAGTGACCTCGCACAACGGCGAGAACATTCTGCATAGACAGCCCTTCTTCACATGCTAACAGACATTCTGTTTCAAGACACTTGAATAATCTGTCAGCATGTTTGTGTACTTCAGCTTTCGTCATCCCAGTACTACTCCTTTCTTCTGCATATGTACAATCTGACTGTTTTATCTTCCTTCTCAGAAGACCAAATTGTTACAGCTATCTTGTTATTAGCTGTGTCTACTGCTTCGTATGAATTAATGTAAACGCAATCCTCCTCTGTAAATTCCCAATCGTAATATTCTGAAGTGATGGTATAGTCTTGTCCATCCAATCCATAATCCCACTCATTTAATAAGGAATTTTTCTGAAGAAGTGCATCTCGTTTTCGTATAGCTACTTCCAAATCACGAGTATGCAAGCTACATCTTTTCATTTTTTTAGTGCCTTTCAAGCGCTTCTTAAAATGCCAGATGCCATTGCGTTGATAAAGATAACGTGCCATTACGCAGCCAGCGCCAAGGATGCCCACTCAGTTGAGTTAAGCATCTTACGAACCTTCTCTTCACGCCCTACCAGAGCGTTCTGAGAGGCTGCTCCTTCACGAGACTTGGTATGTGTGCTCCATGCGGTAGCCGCATTGTATGCACTCCACAAACTACCTTGGTCTCTCATACCATACTTTTCGTAGACACCTTTACCATGAATGTGACGGTTCTCTTCATCGAATGTCTTCATGAGATTAGACAGCCGCACTTGGTTAGGCTTGTTCTTTCTTGTTACATTGTCCTGATGCTTGGCTAATGTCTTGCTGAAGAGGTTGATAGCCTGCTCACGAGTGACAGGTGTAACATACCAGCGGCGCATCTCTTCCGCACCTTCACCTGCAATGTACTCAAGAGCGTTACCCAACTTAGCCATGAACTCATCCACATTGAAGTTCTTGCTATGCCTGTTAGTTATGTAGGTAATCTTATCACCCAGCCATTGCCCATTGTAGCAATGCATGTCGAAGAAACCTACGGACCCATTATGCTTCCATGTCCTGTTGTGAGAAGTACGAAAGAATAATTGTGGATGAAGCTTACTGTGGCCTATCTGCATTGAATGAGCAGGGAAGGTAGCTTCCAACATAAGTTGTGAGCCATTCCCATACACATTAGTCCTGAACGCAGCTCCGGTCAGGTCCAATGGAGACTTACGAATGGCATACTCTACGCCATCCACGATAGTAGCATACTGTTGAAGGTTGTATGACTCTGATACAATAGCCAGTGGCTCCTTGGTATCTGTACGTCGAAGTCCCATGCCTACTTCAGGTGAGACTGCTAACAGTCCACTCGTCCAAGTACCCGTAGACATGTACTCGTCCATATCCCATGCGTGAAGTGGGAACTTCTCTACTTGAAAGTTAACTGCATCATGATTAAACATTGCCTTTTTCCTTTGCTATTTTTTTGTCAAGTTCTCTTACTCTGGCTCCGACATTGTTCTCGTCGCCAGTCATTACGCCAGCAAGTATAGCATTATACATGTTGACTAGTCTCTCCCGCTGGTCCTCAAGGGTAGCGAGATAGATTTCTTTTGGTTTCTTCTTCGGGATATCCGTCGAAGTCATCCATATCCTCCTTATCTTGGCCGTCTAAGTATTGTAGACGCTCATTGAGAGAGGTTAACATTTCTTCAAGTGACTTGTCATCGTCACCCATTTCTCTTAGCAGTTCCCACATATCTGGTGGGATATCTGCCTTCGACTCAAAGTTATATCTCTCCATTCTCACCTTCTTTCTTTTGTTTGTTACGATTGTATGAGCCGCTACCTTTCTTAGGCGGCACCACATGTTTGCCCAATGCCCTAAGCTGCTTCCAGTAAGGGTCACGGGACTTCCTCACCTTGCGGTTGAGGATATCTCTAAGTGATTTATGCATGCGTGAGCATACTCCTATTGAGACAGGATGTCAACAGACTACAGATTTTCTTCTATATAATCTGCTATCTCTAGGAAGGTCTCCCCACTATCATTCATTTCTGCGAGGGTTGAAGCCTCCTGAGAATCCAGTCCACCCATTCTCTTAAGCATGTCTGGGCTAGGAAAGTCATTCTTTACTTCTGCAAAGGGAGGTGGGTTGCCCCAAGCAGCAGTTGCTTCCTCTCTATCCTTGTAAAGTCTATGCTGCTGCTCAACCCTAAGCTCCGAATAACTATCAATGTCACCATTTGGCACCTTCTCAATATAGCTATAAACACCTGCTACATCTGCAGCTACACCCAGACAGCAACGTCCATTTGTACCATCACCCAGACGTGCCCGTATTTGTTTATAGATATCGCTACGCAAAAGGTCGAGCCACTTCTCTTTGAACTTAGGTTCTAGGCTATAAGACATATCGTTTTTCCTCTTCTATTTTCATGCAGTTGATGAACTTATGTGAATTAAGTTTGGCATTGGCCCCATAGAACAGAGCTATGGGTTCCTTCCTTAGCACATCACGCACTACTACTTCAGTAAACTCTCCACCAGAATGTAGATGGTGATGTTTGGTAATCCTTTCCCAACCATATCTGAGTTTACTCATCTGATACTCCATACACTTTGTCCTGACAAGTCTGACACATACCAGAGATGGTATATTCCTTTCTCGACAAAGCATCCCTGAAATTTGTATCAGCATCCTTACACCACACACATTCATTGTTGCGTATAGCAGTCGGTCGATGCTTGCCACTGATGTTCGTTAAAACGTCCTCAATGGCTACTGATTTTACAGTAGGTTCAGGCATTAGTGTACCCTTTCAGTGTCAGGCCAATCTTCACCTGCTTCTTTCTCAGCATGTTGCAGAGTTTCTATTATTAAACTTACAAATCCGTGATGAACATGAAAAAGATTCTTTTCCATATCACCGGAAGGATTCTCCAACGCTGCTGCCAGTTTAAGCAGCTCCTCAGAGTTTTCTTTTGCACACGTAAGAACACGGTCAATGTTCCTAAGATTAGCTTCAAAGTTAGACATCGCTTTTCCTTTCAATAGATGCGACTGTCATCAAATACGTAAGGAACTACCTTACGCTCACTGCCATTGGCGAATATAGCTACATCACCAGCGACAATCTCGTTAACGGCGCGTCGGTCATGCCAGCGGTGTATGAAGTCAGGCTGACCCCATATTTTTAACGCTGAATGATACTCGCTGCCAGTAAATCCTATGAAGTGTATTGCCATGTGCCCTCCCATACTGCAAAGTATCTAGCCATTATAATAGCTCCCATACTGGTCATAGTCAGGGTCATCTTTATTTAACATAACAAGTCCTCTCCCTGTAACAGGTATGTCAAGAGCATCAGAAGAAAAAGGCCAATTCTCCTTTATGTCTTCTGCTCCACGATAATGATACCATGTACATGTTTTACCATAAACATCAACAAGGTGTGCGCCACTCTGTACTAGAGCCATAGGCACATCGTCGCCGCCTATTCCTAAAGACTTTGAAGATACAAGCTGTATCCAATCAGGGAGAGGATAGTTTCCCATAAATACACCAGCTAAATCAGGTGCGTCATCAGTTTGTTGGTTCTCCTGCACCCAATGTTCCAGCCCATTATGAAAATAAACCCACGGGGTTGAACGATGACAACCAGTATCACTAGCCTGTCTGAGTTGGAGAAGCGGAGTGTTATCCATTATGTTTCACCCTGTTTGAGGACGCCACGCCCTCCGTTATATCACGCGCTTCATCGCGAGTGAAATCAAACTCCTCTGTCAATATCTCTATCGTCTCAAGGAGTGTATGAGTAGGCAACAGCTCAACCACACGGTCACATGCGGCAAAAGGATTGTCACTCATGAGTTAATTTGTGAGAGGTAGCGTAATCTTTCGACAGAAGAATTCTCTGCCTCTAAAGCATTGGCAAAGAACATGTCTGCCTTAGCAGTATCACCCACCTCTTCAGCTTCAACAGCCAGCTTCAGACGTGAAGCAGCAGCATCAATCAGGACTGTGCCTGACCCATCCAGTTTCATAAGTAACGGCATAGCATTACCTTTCTGTTATGATACATCAAAATCAAACAGCAGCTGCCAATTATCATTGGTCACTACTGCCTGCTTAGTTGCCTTGTCATACATGGGCCACAACTCCAGCGCCCCATTAATCTGGTCCTTCACTACCAGTATCGTAGCGAGTGTGAAAGTACCAAGTCCTCGCCTATTGAGTACCCATAGACAGAAGGCACGTAACTGGTGTTCTTTCATGTCTTTGGGCAACTCGACCAGCTTAACAAGCGTGTTAAGACAAGTCATCATGACGACATCATTACCCATGATAAGCCTCGTCATCTGGTTGATGTTGTTCGTCTACGTGCGACCGCAACGCAGAAGTATGCACAGGCATGAAAAGCCCATACATACCAATAGGTTGCGCCCATCTATGGTAGACCATTCTCATGCTCGTTTATGTCGTTTTAGGGAATTGTGTGATGAAAACATCGGCTCTCTCTTTTCGTGCGTGCGCCCATCTAGGTGAACTATTGTTATTATCTGCACACACCTACCGTGTCCCTTGGTGTAGAGCTTACGCTTGGGGGTGTTCCCATATAGCTTGAGCCTACGGCATATCTCTGAGATATTACTGTTGTGGTACTGAGCTGCGCCCATGCGACCTGTTTCCTTTTTTGCTGGAGTTGAGTGACACATGTCACTGAAGTATTGCCACAAAACAAAAGAAAACCCCCAGCGTTAACTGGGGGCTTCTTCTAAATATTTACGATGTTAAACAGTCGCTTGTTCCTGTACGGCTTTCATAGCCTTGGCAATTTTGCCAGTGCCGTGATTGCCACCGTGAACCTTAGCATTTCGACTACCGTGCTTTTTAGCTTCCGCACGATTGTCTTTCCGCTTGTCAGTAATGAGAGACAGAATGTCGACTTGAATTTTCCTAATTTTCAAATCGTTAGCAAGCTTATCATCGTTAGCCTTTTCGTACGTCTTTTTGAAGTGTCGACGTAGAGCAGTGGGTGACATCTTGTACATTTCAGTCAGTGTTAGATTTTTTGTACCAGTGTCGTTTCCTGCTGCAGCATTTCGCCAAGCTTTAAACGTGTACAGTTTGCGATTGTGTACAGTATGTTTGTAATCATCTAAATCTTTACAGTTCGCAAACAATGCGCGAACTTTCGGATTTAACGTTAGCCTGCTAAGTTGTCTTGCGAATGTTTCCGACTTGGTAATGTTAGGATTTAACCATTTAATCCAGTCACTTGCAGTCGTAACATTGTTGTCTGCCTTTTTAGTGCGTGACTTGACATCCAGAACTAGTTCGCTTGCTAAGTAAACAAGCGGACCAAGAATGTCGCCAACTGTATTTTGAGATTTCTCGTACGTTTCACTTGCTGTCTTTACTGTCGCGACAACTGTACCAAATATCTCATGTTTGCTTAGGTCACTAAGCACTATTCGAGACGCACCGTTTTTTAACTGTTCCATAGTTTACCTACTGTTAGGTTGCTAATGAATAATGCATCTCACTGCATAGCAGTGCCGGTCGCTAGTTGAGTGACACATGTCACTGAACCAACGTTAGACTGTTATTCACAATGAGAAACATTAAGAATCTACATCCTAAACCAATGGGCGCGGTATACAAGCTTTTATTTTGTGCGGTATAGTGGTTCGCATACTAACTAGTTGAGTGACACATGTCACCGAACTAAGTGCTTAGTAGGCTAACGAGTACAGTAGCAAGCTAACGAGTTCGATAGCAGGCTAACGATTAAAGGTAATGTTTATTTCTGGGAACTGGTGCGCCCGAAAGGAAAATGAAAGGGGGAGGGGAAAAAAATGGGCGCGCAAAAAAAAAAATAAGAAACCCTCCACACATAAAAGTAGCAAAACCTCCCCAGTTCATCGCCACCTAAATATATTATCTATAGTGGCATAAATACCACATATAAAAATATTTCTCTTTACCCCTTGACATTGCCCTTTAAAGTACTATATACTCTTATAACTATAAAGAGTACTCTATAGTTATTTAGAGTTTTATTTTTATAATTAAACTCTAATAACTCTAGTTACTCTTAGTTATTCTTAGTTACTCTTAGTAGGAACATTATGAGCGATATAAAAAATAGTATAAAGAATCTTGAAAAATGTCTTGAACTTGAAAAAGGGACTTTAGAAAAGTCCTTTGTTCAGTTGGATTCTTTGTCTGCCTCTGAGCTTCTGTCCAGAATGATTGAAGAAATTATAACTGGAATAGCTACTTCGCCAGCTGTTTTCAAGCGTCCCTATATGGCAGAAGGAGTTACTTGTGTGATATCAAACCTAAGTCTTTTAAGAACTTTATTTATGGAAGATTATGCAGACGGAAACTACACAGTCCATTAACAAACTTGAGGGGTTGCTCGCTACAGCAGCCTTATTGGAAGAAACTGTACTTACTGTTTGTAAGTCTGATTTTCTGTCTTTTGTGCGTCTTGTCGCTCCTACCCTTGTCTCTGACTGGAAAATGGGGCAACACATTAAAGTAATTTCTCAGAAGCTTCAGGCTATGGAAGAAGGTAAAATAAAAAGGCTTATGGTCTTCTTACCTCCTCGTTCCTCCAAATCAGTTACGTGTTCCAAGTTATTTCCTGCATGGTATATTGGTCGCCATCCTGAACACGAGATACTGACTGTCTCTCACAGTGACCAGCTATCCAGTGATTTCGGCAGGACCGTCAGGGATATCGTGAATACGGAATTGTTTCAGGAAATATTCCGTGGTGTTAAATTACGCAGTGATGTGCGAGCTGCTGGCAAATGGAAGACAAACCACAACGGCACCTATTATGCAGCCGGGGTTCGCAGTCAGATAGCTGGCCGTGGTGCTCACGTTGCCATTCTGGATGATGTGATGTCCGAAGAGGATTCCTTTTCGGAAGCGGGACGGCGCTATGTCAAGGAGTGGTATCCTGCTGGTCTTAGAACCCGTATCATGCCAAACGGTTCCATAGTCATAATAAATACACGCTACCATCATGATGACCTCTGCGGCTGGCTATTGAAGCAGGAGGAAATCATGGACATGGAAACTACCAATCCTTGGGAAGTAATAAGCATTCCTGCATGGCTGGACGAACCGGCAGCAGAGCTTCTCAATCTTCCGGTAGGTTCTTCTTATTTTCCTGAATGGAAACCCGAAGAAATCCTCAAAGTAGACGAAGAAGAAATTATTGCAAGCAACGGCAGTCGCTACTGGGACTCCCTCTATATGCAAAATCCTACACCGGAGGAAGGTGGTGTAATCAAAAAACGATGGATAAAAAACTGGACAGACGATGAGCCTCCTCTGTGTGATTTTATTCTACAAACTTATGATACTGCTTTTTCTACGAGAACTTCTGCTGATTTCAGTGTTATCCAGACTTGGGGTATATTCAATATGCCCGAAGAGGACTCCATAGGGAGGGAATACTGGGGTGGGCATTTAATATTGCTGGGTAATGTTCGAGGTCGCTATGAATATCCTGAACTGCGCCGAATGGCCCAGCTTCTTCACGACGAGCATAAACCTGACGTATGTATCGTTGAGAAGAAGGCAAGCGGCCAGTCCCTCATACAAGATATGAGAAGGGCTGGCTTGCCTGTCTTGGAATACAATCCTGACAAGGACAAGGTAGCGCGTGTCTATGCTGCCAGTCCCATGCTTGAGTCAGGACATGTCTGGATTCCCACTCAGAAGAAATGGTCAAGTGAACTCATTGAAGAACTGATAACTTTCCCCAATGCTCGCCATGATGACCAAGTGGATGCCTTGACAATGGCGGTTCATTATATGCGTGAATCTTGGCGGTTATCCCATCCTGATGACCCTAACGAGGAAGATGAACCAAAAAGAAACAAGAAGAGGGTTGCGTACTGGAACTTTTAGGTGTATAATATGCAATCCTGAATTATAAGGAGTTTTTTATGGAACTTGCACATATATGGTTAGCTATTATTTTGATGTACAATGTAGGTGGTAATCCTAATACACCATTGTACAAGACTGCCTCGACAGGTCCTTTTGAATCACAGGAAATATGCGTAAAGAATGTCCAGACTATTGGTGTGCCTATGATGCTGAATATGAATAAGCAACAGGGTTATCGAATAATTGATTCCTACTGCATAGCTGTGAATGAAGAAGATTCAGTCGAAGCTTTTATTGGTTCCAGTACTTGATAGAGATAACGTACTTCCATCTCTT